CACTATTAAGTCCCGGAGTTTTGACTAGGGAGATAGATTTAACAACAGTAGTTCCAGCCGCTGCTTCCACTGAAGCTGGGATTTCACTTTTTGCTCATTGGGGACCAGTTGATGAATTAACATTGGTTACAAATGAGTCTGATTTAGAAAAAGCTTTCGGAAAACCTTCAGATGACAATGCTGCTAGTTGGTTTACTGCTAAAAATTTCTTATCATATTCGAGTGGATTATATGTAGCTAGAGCTTTAGATACAACTTCTGCCTTAAATTCAGATTTATCTGGTGCTGGAGTTCTTATTAGAAACGATTCGGACGTAGATACTCACACTGGAGCAGAGTTACTATGTGCTAAATGTCCAGGGAAACTTGGAGATTCTCTTAAAGTTTTTATAATAGATTCAACAACCTATACTGGTTCAACTTATGAAAGTGAATTTCCTCAAGGTGCACCAGATTTAGATGAGATTCATGTTCTGGTTATCGATGAAGATGGTCTTTTTAGTGGTATAAAAGGAACCATTCTAGAAAAATATTCTTATCTTTCGAAGTGTTCTGATGCTTTAAATAGAGATGGGTCTTCAAATTATTATAAAAAATCCATTAACGACTCTTCGGAGTATATTACCATATTGAACGATCTTAACGCTGATTGGGGAAAAAGGTTTGATGAAGTTTTAAATGATGTTGGTGGAGTTTTAAGTTTAAAAGGTGCTAATGCTGATTGGGATTTAAATGTTCATGCTGTTTTTGCTGGAGAGGTTAATGTATCTCTTTCTGGTGGAGCAGATGGTAACATGAATCCTTCTACTGGAGAAAATATTTTACTCCTCTCTTATGATTTGTTTAAAGATGATGAACTGGTTGATATTAGTTTTTTATTAGGTGCTGATGGTGGAAAAAACGTTGCTGATGCATTACTTGAAATATGTTATTCTAGAAAAGATTGTTTAGCAGTAATTTCTCCAGAAAAAAATGATGTGGTAAATCAGTCTACTCCATTTCTTAATGTAAAATCTTACAGATTGAGTCTGAATCTAGGCGGTCTTAAAGACTTAAAATCTAGTTATATGGTGATGGATGACAATTGGAAATATCAATTTGACAAATATAATAACGTTAATCGATGGGTTCCTTGCAATGGTGACACTGCTGGATTAATGGCTGAAACTGATAATGAAAAAGCAGTATGGTTTAGTCCTGGAGGAAGATCCTTACAAAATGTAATCAAACTTGGATGGAAATCAAAAAGAGAGGAAAGAGATGTTCTTTATCCTCTTGGTGTGAATTCAATCACAACTTTTCCTGGAGAAGGGGCGTTACTTTTTGGAGATAGAACTCTTCTTCAAAGACCTTCAGCTTTTGATAGAATCAATGTTAGAAGACTTTTCATTCATTTGAGAAAGATTATATCTAGAGCTTCTAGGTCATTATTATTTGAACAAAATACTGAATATACTCGTAGAAGATTTATAGGTATTGTTGAACCTGTTTTAAGAGAAATTCAAGGTAGACAGGGTATAACAGATTTTAGAGTTGTTTGTGATGATTCTAATAATACTGGAAATATTATTGATCAAAATAGATTTATTGGTGATATATATATTAAACCTGCTAGAAGTATCAACTTCATTGAACTGAACTTTGTTGCTGTTCGAACTGATGTAGACTTCACTGAAGTGGTTGGAAACTTTTAATTAGGTATAGGAGAAAGATATGAATTTAACAGAATTTAAATCGAATTTTAAAGACGGTGGAGCAAGATCAAATCTTCATGAGGTTCAGTGGGTATCAAAAATAGCTGATGTGGGTGAAATTAAGAAATTTTTATGTAAAGCTTCGAATTTCCCAACTTCAACAATAACTCCGATTGATGTTTTTTATCAGGGTAGAACCATCAAAGTTGCTGGAACAAGACCTGCCTACACGGACTGGACAGTAACTATTATGAATGATGAAGACTTCTCAATCCGAAAAGATTTGGAAGCTTGGTTCACTTTTATGAATCATCATGAAGATAATGTAAGAGATACAATTGGTTTAGATCAATATAAATTTGACGAGACTACAATTACATCATTTAGTAAAGATGGAACCCCTAAAGGTAAGTATAAATTTTATGGAATGTTTCCGATAACTGTTGGTGAAATCACTGTGGATTGGGAAACGGATACGATTCAAACTTATGATGTAACATTCGCATTTGATTGGTTCGAACCATTTGAGTCATAATCTGATTTAATTATACCATAAAAAAAGAGTTCTACTAAATAATGGTGGAACTCTTTTTTATATTATACCGTGGAGAAATTATGCCGAAGATATTAGGATATGAATTCGACTTATTCAAGTTTCTAAAAAATAAAGATGATGAAAAACTTGAAATGCCGATATTGAATGAACCTAATGATGATGGTTCTAAAATATTTGAGGTCAGAAAAGAAGACGGAGCAGGAGTTTTCTTTGCTTCTGGTCAATCTTTAAGTTACAATCAAACTATTAATAATGAAAATGATTTGATTAAAAGATATAGAGTGATGGCAATTCAACCAGAAGTTGATGAAGCTGTGAATGATATATGTATCGAATCTATAGTTATAGAAGAAGGGAATGATGTCGTTTCTTTGAATATGGACAACACAAAGTGGAGTAAATCTCTTCAAAAAAAGATTTCGAATGAATTTGAGAATGTTCTAGACTTATTAGAGTTTCGAACCAAAGGTTTTGAAATATTCAAATCTTGGTATATTGATGGTAGAGTCTTTTACCAGAAAATTCCACACAAACAAAAAAGCAAAGGTTTACAATCAG